CTGCAATTTCGCACGTAGACATTGTTTCTCCTTTCGTTTGGCTTGTGCTTACCAGTATACGCACTTATTCAGCCAACACAACTACTTACAACCAAACTCCCCAGCCCTACACTCCCAATGCTCCCCAATATCGTGCATACTTTTTACCCACGCCCTCGCGTCCGGCAACTCAGCCGGTGGCCTCAACGGTTTACCCCACTCGTTAGTCGGTGCCGGTGCTGCCAAAACATCATTAGCCCAAGCGTCAGCATTAAGCCACGTCGCCGGGTTTTTCGTAAACTCGGGTTTACGGTTAGGGTCATCACGGTAACCGACAACCCCGGCAAGGATCGTGTCTAACGTTGCTCTCTTGCGAGCTTTGATAAAAGCCTTCTCTGCCACCCGCTTATCAGCCTTTTTCGGGTATGACTCCCAAAAATTATTAAACTCTTTTATATAGTTCTTTGGTTCTAGTTCATTGGTTATAGTTCGTGTGTCGTTTTTGTCGCCCCCCCAGGGTCGTTTTTGTCGCCCCCCCAGGGTCGTTTTTGTCGCCCCCCTCTTAATCCGTTTGAGAGTGTAAAGGCTGGACTTTTGCCCCTCGTGGTCGTTACGTAACTCTTTGCCGAGAGCTCCCAACTGGATTAGTTCAGCTATCGCACGATCCACAGACTTTACGGTGCACTTTGCCCGCTCGGCTATTGTCGCCCTTGACGGCCACGCGGTAAGTGTCTGGTTGTCTGCATACCTTGCGATAATCGCGTACACCCTAACGGCGACGTGGCTTATATCGGCGTCTAAAAGCCACTCGGGGATTATCGAAAACTTTAGGTCGGTATCGACCTCGGGTACTTCACCCATAAATTGCCCTCATTCTCTCGCTACTCTCTCTCTCGGTAACCGGTACCCTATCACCCTCGACAAGCACGTACCAACCGTCAACATACCTCACCGGCACCTCGGTAATCGCCCACGAGTCCACAACCCACCTCGGTACACCCCACCCACGAGCCACGTACGCCTCTCTAAGCGACGCGTTAGACGTTTCCGCCACGTTATGCGCCCAACACAAAGTAATCAGCCACGCGGGCTCTGTGTCGTATTGGGCACTACCACCCATACCGCGGCTAACCCGGTGTTGCACCGTCAACCCACCCGAACAAGCCAACCCGAAACCCTGGCCAACACAAACACCACCGTCACGGTTATACACAACCTGCCGGATACGCTCAACCTGTTTTTTAGATCGCTTACCAATACTCACTAAAGACCGTCAGGGCGTCTCACAAGACGTAACAAGGTAGCCAAGTCCATAGTTACCCACCAATCCTCGGCCTGCCCCTTACCCACCCTCTTATGCACAACAACCGGCGGTTTATTCCCAGCTTGCTCCACAGCTTGCCCCCACCACCCTGCAAGGTCTAAACGTGCCTGGTTTTTTACCTCAATCGAGCACGGGAAATTAGTAATAATGTCTTCGCCGGACTGGTAACCGCCACGTGCTGCCCTCGACGTTACAGCTGTCCACCCGGCCCGTTCCAAAGCGTGAGTAACCTCGACCTCAGCCTGGTTACCTTTGCGCCTCGAGCTTGCCCCAGACATTAGTAATAAAAGCTATCGGTGTCTTTGGGCCACCACTCGAGCACAACCCAAAAGTTTAAGACCTGAACGGTTAGAGCCGGCTCGTAAGTGTCCCAAGTGAGCTCTACCCCCCATTTATGACCAAAACCTGCAAGCACGTGTAACCGTTTCATTTCCCAACGCCATTTAGTCACGCTTGCCCCCACTCCAACCTAATCAGCGGGCCCAAAGAACGCCCAATCTCCAAACGGTCACGCAACGAACGAATATGCGAAACCGCTGCCCGGTGTTGTTGATCCGCAAGCTCAGCCGTAAACGCTAAATCGCTCATCTCCAGCTCAGCCGTATAACGCCGTACATCCATAGACCCCTCGCACGTCAAAAACGCTCGAGCGTAACCCGTCTTATACGCTGCCCTAGCCCTCACAGACGCCTCGTCCAGTTTGGCAATATCAGCGGTAGCCTCGTCAATATCACGACCGATACGGCTTAACGTGTCGATAATATCGGCCGGGGTAAGGTTACTCACCTACGACCACCCGGCGACGTCTCGACGGGCGCATTTTACGAAATAACGCGCTCGAGTTTAAATAATAATGCTGCCACGGCGTACCCTTCTCGCCCACGACCCAAGACACTTTAGGGTCGCGCAACCTCACAGTGGCAAGATACAACGCCAGCTCGGTCGCTAAATCTTTATCTGTTTTAGTCCAGTTACTCACTTTTTACCCCCTGTAATCATTGCCTTACGCTCGGTAACTACTTTACGCACAAAGTCGGCGTAACCCGCCGCTTTCGCCACGTTCCACAACGTTTCGAGCTCGTCGACCGTCTTAGCTTTAGCTACGTCGTCGAAAAAGCTTGCCGGTGCCTCAACGGTTGCCGGTGCCGGTGCCCCACGTTGTACCTTTTCCATTTCCTCACGCGACGCCAACGACTTACTAGCGTCGTCTTTATTACCCGACCACTTAGACGAAGCCAGGGCAAGGCAACGCCCCACACTGGACGTTTCGCACACCTCAAGCGCGCTAGTGGCCTGTGGCCCGTTAGCCGAGTCCACCTCGAACGCGTGACCTGTAGCTTTAGCCAACCCGTCTAGTTGATCCTCACGAGTCAAGTACAAAGACGTTTTTACCCGCCAAACCCCTTTAGCACGATCGTCGGCCGTCGAATAGTCGGTAGTCTCCAACCGGTAATCTGGGTACTCGGCCTCGAGCATAGCTAAACGCTCGGCCACCGTCGCATACTTCGTTAAATCAAACCTCGCCATAATTGTCCTCCAAGTAGCTCTCCAACATATTGTTAGCAAAAGCGCCAACAGTCATTTTAGACCCGTTAGCTGCCGCCAAAAGCCAAGAATAAACCTCAGCGTCTAGCTCTACCGTAATTGTTACACTCGTCATCCTTTACCCTTCTCTCTCAGTAATGGCCTGCCACAACTCGGCAGACCTCGCCACCATAGCCTCTATTATGTCCTCGTCACGGGTAATAAACCCGTAATTAGGTTCCAGCCACGCCGGCACCATAACCCCGGTGTCACTTTCCTCACGTAACAACCAAGTAAAAACACACTCAGTAGCACCCGTAGTATACAGTTGCCACTGAACCTGGCGTATATACGCAACGGGTATCTTGTCGAGGCTGCCCCAATCTTTACCCGTCGTCTTAATCTCGGCAATAGTGTCGCCGTCGAGGCTAATACCGTCAGGTGTTGCCAACGCGATCGGGTTCGACTTGTGGCGTATCAGCCAGTCGTTTGGCATAACGCCGGTCTTGTCTTTTGTCCAGAGTGCCAGCCAGGGCTCGTTATCCAAGCCGAACTGCATATAAGCATTGACTGGGATAGACGTATGGTTGTCCCAGTCGGCCACAACGTCACGGAACCCTGCCGGCGTCATAGCTTTAGCCATAGTCGTGGCAGACAAGCCCAAACGTCGAGCGTCAAGCCACGCGGCCTCGTCGAGCTGTTTAGAGGCTACAAACTGGTCAGCGGTCAACATTAGTACCAGTGCTCCCCCATAAGCGACGAGAGCTCGTGACCAAGCCAATACGTCGCGTCTGACAAAGCAAGGAACCGGTCGCTTGTAACCAAGTCCAAACTGGCCCCCGCGCTGCCTTCTTTACGGTGCTCGTAAATACTTACGTACAACGTCTCGGGGTCATCTTCAAGAAACTCGACAACCCATTTAGACATTAGACAACCCCCACACAATCGAGTACCGGCCAGAGTCCAAAAGCACCCTACGGCCCGTATCGGTCACAAGCCCACGGTCTACCAGCTCAGCCCTACGCGACCTAATACCAGACTCTGACGCTCGAGGTGACGTCTTGTAAGCCCTGTAAGCGTCAACCAGTTGACTGTCGTTACGTGGTCGTTTCAAACACCGCAAAATATACGCTTGCGTCGCCGTCACGTTGTCCACCGAGTCAGCGGCCAAGTGTGAAGTAACCGGATCAGTGCTACGCGCTCTAACCGTCCTCGCCATCTTCGCCCACCCCCTCAATACCAAACGTTAGCCGCATATTTTCCAGCGCTATACGTAACGTGCGCGCCTCTTTTAGGGTCAGCACAAGCCGGCCCTCTTCAATATTCCAACTATCTGTAGCGGTAACCAAAACCCGGTTACCTGTGCTAACTACCTGCATTTTTTAGCCTCCATCTCTCTTTAGGACTCGTGCCACCCCAGACACCGATACTCTCGCCGGCGTCCAAAGCGTACTCGAGACATTGTAACTTTACCGGGCACGACCCACACAGCTTTTTAGCCCGTACGGTGCTTTCCCCAAGCTCGGGAAAGAACAAGTCTGGCCAGGTCATACAAGGCACCTCGCTGCCCTCGTCAATAATTGCGCGCATAAGGTCGCTGTAGTCGTAGCTCACCGTCGACCGCTTACAAGTCGTACGGTCGCCCAAGCGAGCAACACTAAGCCAATAAGCGAGGCACCGTTGATAGGTGCCAGCGGGTCAACCATTCCAGGGGCAAACAAAAACCCGGCCCCAATTACCATTAACACCCAACCCATCACCGCACGGCCATAACGAATAGTGTCAACGAGAGCAACCCAAAAAAGGCGATACCAATAACTGCTAAAGCCCAATCCCAGCTCGATAGTTGTAGGTTACGTTTTGCGTTACGTTCGGCCGCGAGAGCTTGCGCCCTAGTCACCGGTTGCAAAGCGACGTGATCTACAGCGCGTTTTGCCTGGTATGACCACAGCTCCCAAAGCTCTATCGCGCTCCACAACCGCTCGCTACGTTCATCCAACCAAGCGTACGTAACCGCGTCGAGCGTGTGCCCAACCGCCTCGTACCAGTTGTGCCAACGAGTTACGTCGTCTTGCATAGCAACCTCGAGGTTTTTATAGTGTCCCATTTTGATTAGCCTCCCACAATTTCAATATATGCGTAGCGGCCCACGTTGCCCTCTACTGTGTAGTAGCCGTCAACCATTCCCGCAAACTTGCCAACTACTGCAGGCCCGCTCGAGTACCAGACTTTTACAATCGTTCCTGTTTCAATCATTTTGTTTACCTCTCTCTAGGTGTTCTTGCTCTGTACCTACATTCTGCCACCACCTGTAACGAAACACCTAATTAGGAATGTCACAAAAAGGTAACAAAAAAAGACCCCCCAGGCCGTTAAGCCTGGGGGGTCTCTTCCCTTGAGAGAGGGGGCAAACAAAATTACATTACTGGCAGCTATCGCACTGCAACAAGTCCATAGGGTCTACAGGTACGTCGTACCCGGTCACACGCTCTACAGCGTCCAGCCTGGCGCTCACTTTCCAACCTTGTCGTACTGAAGCACGGAAGTCAACAACGACATAAGGGTAGACAAACCGGCAACGCCCAACATCTGTATAAAGTCGAGCTCAATAATAGATAACGCACCGCTCGCCGTAATCACACCGAGAGCCGTCTGGCTAAAAGTTTTTACAGCTCTCTCGCCAGCGTAAGCCCAATAAGCTTTAATTTTATCCATCAGGGTTAACCTCTTTTCTGTGTAATCTAACATCTTCGTAAGCGCTCGCGCCCGTATAAACAGACAAAGCCGCGCCCATAAGCCCGGCCACAGACAATACTACCGTGTCCAACACTGGGCGATCGTCGCCACTCACAAGCACGTAAATAATAACTACCGCGCCGAACGCGAGGGTACTAAATACGGCTCGACGGCGATATTTCCACGACGGTTTACCAGTCACCGGATTAGCCCCACAATCCACGGCATAACGGCCGCAATAAGACCGAAACCGCCGACGGCCCAGCCCATACGCATTTCGAGTTTACGTATACGTAGCTCGTGGTCGTCTATTGTCTGTTCACTCGTCGGAAGACTGTTAGCTATCTTTTCGAGTAGCCGGCCCTGCCGTTGTACCTCGGCGTAAATATCGCGCATAGATACCTTAACTCCAACCTCGCGAGTGTTGTCGTCCACTACACCACCTCGTTTAGCCACGCCTGTAGCGCTCTAATCGTGGTCTTGCCCGGTATACCGTTTACGCGACCTTTATAGTGGCCCTCGGTGGCGAGCATTGTCTGGACAGCGCCCCAAGTGTTGCGCCCCAGTATCCCGTCCTCGACAAGCTTAGGCGTGCTCTGTGTTGCACTTTGTCCAGGTGTTGCACCGTTAGCAGCCGACCGCGACATATCTATAACGGTCTCGGGGTCAAAGTCTGACCCCCACCTACGGCTCTTACGTGTCTCGACGTGCAGGTGTACGCCTGTAGACGCCCCTGTAGTGCCCGTATGGGCTAATACGTCACCTAGACGCACTTTAGCGCCCACAGCGAGCTCTGAGGGCTCTCTGAGGTGGTAATAGACTGTATACAAGTCCGAGGCGTGTTTTACAATAAGCGTGTAACCGCCACCCGTTGACTTGTTCAGCGCGGCACCCTTGTGGACTACCTCACCGTCGGCCGGCGAGTAAATAAAACCTTTATAGGCAACGTCGAGCCCTCGGTGCTTTTTGGTACGCCCAGTAATCGGGTGACGACGGTTACCGTACCCGCCGTTAGGGTTTACCTTGTATGGATCGGGCCAGGGTTTAACTAATTTCATAATGACCTTTTGTCGTGAAAGTTGAACACGAAAACATGCCGCCCCCAAAACAGATCAAGGGTAAAGTGCCCGAACCTCTGAAGCAAA